AAGGGGGGGGGGGAGGGGGGTAAAGCACCGCCGCGGTTAAGCTTAAGGGGTTTGATTGTTTTTTTAGGGTAGGTTGAGAGTATTGTCGTAAAGCCTTGTTATTGCCTGCTTATCTTAGTGCGTATTATTATTGATAAAAACGCTTGCATTATGCTGGGGCTCGTGTACTTTATGAATGCGAGATGGTTACTCGCACTAACGCCGAAAGGCAGAAAGAGGCAACAATGAGCAAGCAAACGATTCTCTTACTTGCAACCCTTGAAACCATGAAGAGCAACCGCAAAAACCTTGCAGGGGTCACGCGTGATCAACTGCAAAGCGCCGCTGATGATGCTGGCGTCGGCGATCTACTCGATAAGCAGATGCCGCACTTGCTCAACAGCTTCTTGGTCGAAATCGACGGGCGTTTTCATTTTGAGGTCGATTGCGATTTGATCGAAACGCGCCCTGACGTAGCCCCTGAATATTCTGAATGGGTAATGGTTCGCAAGCGCATACAGTAAAACAATCAACGCCCTGCGCCGGGATGGGCTCCGGCACCGAGAGGCAGTAATGAGACTACGCAAACCACGCACACTCGCCGACCTAAAGGCTGATTCTAGAGTCGCTCGCATTGAGCATGAGGGGCCGGAGAGCGGCGTCTGGTGCGCTGAACTCGCGCCCGGTTGGTTTTTTGACCGTGAATGCATCACGGTACTCGGAGAGACGGTCGCCGATGTCTGCGAGAGCATTCATCGAGAAACCTTCTACAAGCCAGACACAAAGTAACCTAACGCCCTAAGCCGGCGATGGGCACCGGCAGATAAGAGGCAACAATGACTAATCAGATTACGAGTGTACCTAAGATTGTTTATGACTTCATTGAGTTTCACAACAACAACCTCCACGTCTACGACGAGTTGCGCCGGCTTGCTATGCAGCTCAAGAAGCGCGGCTATTCCCAGTATGGGATCAAGAGCCTGTTTGAGGTTGTGCGTTGGCATAGAGCGCTCAACACTTCGGCCGATGACGACTTCAAGTTGAACAACAACTACGGCGCTTTCTATTCTCGCATCTTGATGCACTTTGAGCCTCAGCTTAAAGGTTTCTTCCGACAACGCACCAGCATCGCAGACAGCTATTTGTTGACTGATATGGTCGGGCGCGGCTTTCTTTGGGGGATCAGCGATGAGACTGACAATAACTGAGCGAGTTTGGCGCGGTGTGCTTCTAATGTGGCGCAACCCAAAGATTATTGAGTTGATGCAGGCTGATGACCGAGTGAAGAAACTCAAAAAGCATAAGTTCCAACAACAAGAGATTGATTGCGTGTTACGCGCTGTCGATTGGGCAAAAGGCAAAGAGGAGAAGTATCGCGATGAGTAATCATTTTACAGATTGCGTCTGGTATAAGAACGGAGCGCGAGCAATCCAGCGCGCTAAGCTGCTGGCCTTTAGAGCTGCTGAACCGATGTTTATTGTTCGAGACGACCGAATCGGCACCTATGGAATCGGCAAAGGATCGGCGAAACCTGATTGGTGCAACAGCCAAGACGGCTTTAGCTTTGTACAAGTCATAAAGCCGGTTGTTCATTGATTGACATGCTTCTGCCCATTGCTTGGGCCTGGCTTGTCATAGGGTTGGTTTATATAGTTATTGCTGATTGGTGAGGCAAAAATGTTAATTCGTTATATTATAGGGAGACCAACTGCGCCGGTCGTGCCGTTGGTCCTAAAGACTGGCAAGGTAAGCACCAACATGCGAGCCGATACAACCGCCGATCTTTATCAAGAGGTTTGCGAGCGTGAAGGCCAGCCGGTCAAAGAAGACTACTTAGCGCATCTAAAGCAGCGCGATTTAGAAGCCTGGGTTTATCGTTATGACATGTGGGCAGACAACGAGCTGATCAACGGCGCTTTGTACGATGCGCAGCACTATCAAAAGGCGATCGCTCAAAGCACAGACTTGCCGCCTAAGAATGGTTTTGCTTGCGAAATGTGCCACTGGCGCACTTATTGCGAAACGGACCCAATGGCCCTCAATGCTGACAACTGGCTGAACACTGAGCGAGGCAAAGACCCAACGCCAATAAAAGTGCGCTACGGTCGAACCTACAAAGAGCTAAGCAGAGCGCGGCGCGGCTTTGTGGTTAGCCCAAGCGAGCTGCGATCGTTTGGCAAGTGTCAACGCCTCTGGGCGATTGAATACGGTTGGCGATTGCGTCAGATGAAGGAAGGCGCAAAGTCTGTGCCTCGCATTAGAGGCAGTCTAACGCATCACGTTCTTGATATGCTGGCGAACAAGCCCGATCTGACGACCCATGACTTGCGCGTTGAGTTGGGCGTATTGGTGCTTGAGATGTTCAACAGCCAGCAGATTGACCCGGTGGCCTATGATGAGTTGATTGATCATAACGGGCTTGAAGAGATAGCCAAGCGCGCTGTTTCGATGTTTGGGCTTGCTATGGAAGGCGTGGCTGAAGTTCTTGAAGTTGAGAAGCGCAGGGTTATGCGTATGCCTGGATCTAAAAAATGGCTTCAAGGGATTCCGGACATGGTTGTTCGTTTGGACAATGGGCAAACAGCGATCATTGAATACAAGACAACGAGTCGAACTAAAAACTTGCCGGCGTTGGCGGATAAATACCGAACCAACCCGGCTGTGCATTTGTACGCCGCACTTGTGCGGCATGGTCAGAACACGTTCTAGCTTTAGGAGGCAACATGGAACGGATTGATTTGAGCGCAGCGCCAACGTCGGCGATGACGCTCATGATTTATGGAGCGCCTGGCACAGGCAAAAGCACGCTCTTAGCTGGGTTAGCTAAGGCGGCCGAAAACCACCAGCGCAACGCTTTGCTAATCGACACTGAGCGCGGTTTATACAGCGCAGCGCGTGCCGTCGGTTTATCTCAAACCTTGCTCTTGAGCGCTACAGCTAACGGAGATGGCAAAGCTGTGCTTGAAGAAGTCAAGAACCAGCTTACCAACCCAAGCGGCTTAGTTGCGGTGGATACAATGTCGGAGCTGTCGCAGTTGATATTGAGAGAAGCTACTGGCCTGCTCGATACGCCGCAATTGCAACACTACGGCATTCGCAAGACGATGCTCGCCCGTTGTATCAGAGCACTTCGAGATGCTGCCGGCGCTGGGGCTGTTGCTGTTGCGACGTTTCAGCAAGAGGCAAAAGAGATTGAAGGTTTGACCGGCCACTGGCGGCCGTCGATCCCTGAGAAGTCAACGGTTGATGCAATCGGCCAATTTGATTGCGTGGCACGCTTGCGCATTGTTGCAGAGCATGAAGCGGAGCGGCTCAACTTAGAGCCGAATGATCGCTATTTGGACTTCAGGCCAAGCACACAGCAAACGGCTAAATGCAGAACCGCTGCTGAAGTGTTTGGCGATAGAGATGCAGGTTGGCACATTTGGCCAGTCCGCAATCAGGATGATATTGATAAACTTTACGCGGGATTAGCCCGCATCAATAAGGAGGGTTAACGATGACCTATGAAATTGCACTTACGCTTAACGAACTTAAAATTATGATTTTGAGTCTTAACGAGTTGTCAGAACAGCTGTCTGGTCGAGTTGAAGACGCGCAGATGAGAGGCAACAGAAAAGAAACGGCTGGCTACATGAAAATGTGGGACCATTCCTTTGACCTCGGCAAGCGCCTAGAAGATATGCACCCTAAAACAGTAGATGGCCTTTTTATCGGCCAAGAGAGTGATGTACAATGAATAAGCAAGAAACTTGGGATAGTTGGGGCGGCATGGGGCCGAGTACGCCTGTGCCTGCTGGTAATTATGTTGCAAAGTTAAATGAGTGTAAGCTGACGTATGATAACGACGGCACAGCTCGAACCGAGCTGACGTTCATCATCTTAGAAGGCGAGCACACTGGGCGCTATTTGTGGCTCGATTATCCGCATCTGCCAAAGTTTGGCTTTCTTGCTCGAATGATGTGGGATGCGTGCGTTATGCAGGGTATGCCAGAAGGCGACAACCCCGAACAAATGCTTCTGACCATGTGCCGAACCTTTGGCGACATGCGAGGCCGTCCGTTTATGCTGACGACTAGCGTGCGAACTTATCAGACGAGTAACGGCGAGACTAAATCTCGCAGCAACATCAAGAAGGTTGCGCCCGTCAATCAACAAGCGCCGCAAAATGCTGCGCCTGCTGGAGATGCGCCGGCATGGTAATACTTGGACTAGATCCAGGCTTTAGCTCTTTAGGTTGGTCTTTGCTCGATTTGAGCAAAGGCCGGCCTAGGTTGCTGGGTGCTGGCGTTATAAGAACAAAGCCTGATCGCACGATGAAGCGATGCGATGACAACGCGAGGCGGATAGCAGATATTACGAAACAACTATCAACGCTCAACCAGCTTTACGAGCCGATCGTGATTGTCGCAGAGGCGCAGAGTTGGACAAGTTTCGTCAAAGCTGATCGCTCTCTAGCAATGGCCTGGGGCTGTTTGTCTGCGCTGGGCGAAATTTGGGCTGTGCCTATTTTGCAGTTTAGGCCGCAAGATATCAAAAAGAAGATTTGCAACGATGCGAGTGCGAGCAAGCAAACCCTAGAGAATACGCTGATCAACTTGGTCGATGACGTGCAAGTGCACCTAGATAAGATCACAAAGACACAGCGCAACCATGCGGCCGATGCTTTAGGCGCTGCGATGACTGCTCTTGACCACGATCTTGTGCGAATGATGATCAACGTTAGAGACAAGCATCGGAGGCGCGCATGACTCCAGCAGAGGCAACAGCAAAGCAAGCAGAGTTGACGCTAATAGCTCAAGCGATGTTTGCAACTAAGTTAGACGCAGAAAAGATTGAATCGGTTGCGGCGTCTGATTTTCGAGACGAGCGGCACCGCTCGATCTGGCGAGCGATTACGCTAGAAGTGAGAGAAGGCGGAGAAGATGCGCCAAGCCTAGTCGTGGTTGATAGGCTGAGGCAATCAGGCGATTTAGAGTTAGCCGGCGGCGCAGAGTACGTTGAATCATTCGGTCAATATAAGATGGGTCGAATACTAGCCGGTTTTGATCAAGCAAGAGAAGCCGTCTTAGAGTGCTCTAGGCTTCGCAGGATCGCCTCTATCGCCAAACAAGTAGCAGACGCCGCTGATGGTTGGGGCGATAGCTCGCAAACAGCTCTAGAGTCTCTGCGCTCGTCGCTCGGAGACATTGAGAAGTCGTCAAGTGTAAAGATCAAACAAGCTTTTTACACTTTGACTAATGACCTAAGCGAGGCGTTTAGGCCGGGCATTACAACAGGCACACCGCTTGATCATAGAATGCCGCTAACGCCTGGCCGAATGTATGTCATCGGAGGCCGGCCCGGCGACGGCAAAACGACGATCACGCTACAGGTCGCTTTGCACATGCTGCGCAAAAATCCTCAAGCTATTGCGCTGTTTGCAACCTGCGAGATGACCGAGGCAGAGTTAGCGCTTAAAGCGCTGTGTTGTTTAGAAGGTCGAGACTTTATAACGCCGCTGCGATCTTCTCAAGACAACGCAATGCAAAACGTGCTTATGGCTGCACAAGAACAAGCGCAGATTTTAGAGCGCTTATTGATCAAGCCTAGCCGGTCGATTGATGATGTGTGCGCTGATGCCTACAGGCTAAGCAGAGCCGGCAATCTGGCCTGCATTGCTGTTGATTATCTATCATCGTTTAGCGCTCCAACTGGCACGAAATACGAAAACAGAACTTTAGAAGTTGGCGCAGTGTCTAGGGAGTGCAAGTCTTTAGCGCAGCGGCTTGGCTGTGTTGTGCTTGCCGCTTCACAGCTCAACCGTGCAGCTAAGTCGAGCGCCAAGCCTTATGCGCATCACCTGAGAGATTCGGGTTGTATTGAGCAAGACGCTGATGGGATTCTTTTACTTTACCGGCCAGATCATGAGGATGCTGATTTGCCTGCTCAACTGCTGGTTGCGAAAAATCGCTGGGGCGAACTAGGAAGCATTGAGCTGATCCCTGATTTAGGCAATCACCGGTTTGGTTGGAGTGTTAGAAGCTAACGAACAAAGAACAACAGCAAGCCAAGAACAAAGCCTGAGAAAAAAGAAGCCGTGGCAATCGTCATGGTTTCTTCTTTTTTGGGCTCTGGGCAAGCTGGGCAAGGCGCGCACTCAAACGTCTTGCGCAGCTCAACCTCACGCTTACAGGCCACAGCTTCTTTAGCACGCCGGGCGCTTATCAAGATGCCATCGCACTGCGCTTTTTCGCCTTGGTCTAAAGCAGCAGAGGCAACACAAGGAACAGCAAAAATCAACATGGTCCGGCAACCTTAGCAAATGCAAAGGCAACGATCGTGCCAACGATCGCCCAAAGCATAAGAAGAAGTAAAACGAGGATCATTCATCAAGCAAAGCCGCCAACTCTTCGCGGTCTTCTTTGCTGTCTGTTAGCTTTTGGATCGGCTCAACAACCTTGGTTATTTCTTCTTCGAGTTCTTCTTTAGCTTTTTCGTTTTTGGTTTGGGCATCTTGACGCGCTTTGAGTAGTTCGATTTGGGCATGTTTCCGATCAATCCGCCTTAGAGCTAACATAGCAAAGAACGCTGACACAGCGCCCACTAGAGCCAAACAGCCTGCTATAATCTTAGCTAGCATCGTTGCGGCGTCGGCCGTAATAAAGAGCCGATGCTGCGCCAGTCAGTAAACCAGCGCCAACATTATCAAACTCAGCAAAGCCAAAAGCCGCCGCAACAAACGTGCCTAGAGCAGCGGCCCAAGCAGAGCAAAGAATCAAAGCTGTTGGCGCTTTGCCGCCGATCTTCATAAAATCAAACATAGCTTAGCCCACGTATTGCACAACGGTTATCGGTTGGCCTGCTGTGCCTTGTGCATAAAGCGGCGAGCCTGGATTGATTGCAGTCTCAAACGTGCCGCCTGGCTGAAGCAAGACGCCCGGAACGGTGTTGCTAGGGCCGACAAAGCAATTGTTTGCGCCTACGTTGCTAATGATGACGTAGTAGCCAGTCGTCGTAACGGCATCAAAACCGCCTGTTAAACTAACTGCGCCAACTGCTGTGGTGTTATTCCAAACCGGACGATTCATGCGCTCGGCGTTTGTTGGATTAGCCATTCTTTTAAACTCCTAAGGATGGGCCGGCTTGCCGGCGTGGTAGTCTCTCAAAATTTCGTCTGCTGATAAAGCCCGATCGTAAAAACGGCCGGTGTCAATTGCGCCTGTGAAGTAATCTGTCGTGTTTCCTGAAATTTGATGTCTGCCAAATTCAGTATTAATAGCGCCCCAATTTGAA